ACTTTCTAAATTTTTTCGCATAATTAATAAGGGGTAGGCATGATGGGTGAATATCAAGCGCAGATTGAAATGGCAGAGTTGGCTTGTAAGCAGGGTCGCGGCGTATTGTTGGCCGGATGCCCCGGCAGCGGCAAGACAACTTTTGCAATGGAGAGAATAAAATATGGAGACATGATTCTTGATTTGGATTTGGTGCTTTTGTCTATCAGCGGCGTGGATATTCACCATGATAAACCTGCAAACCTTTTGCAGGTTGGCATAGGAATGTATGAGGCTGCATTGCGTAAGGTTGATGAGCGGATTAGATTTCTCTGGCTTATAGCAGGAGCGCCAGAGGCTAGAAAGCGGGAGGACTATTGCGAGAAGCACAACCTCAAGTGCATCGTATTTGAGACTTCACCTGCCGAGTGCATGAAACGGATACGGGATGATACGCAAAGGCCAACAGGATGCAGGGCATGGAGACTGATTATTGATGATTGGTGGAAGCGATACCAGCATCGTAGGGGTGATATTATTATTAGGAGGAGTGCAACATGAGGGGGGCAAGGCCGAAGCCGACTAAACTAAAAGTGATTGAGGGTAATCCAGGCAAGCGGCCACTGCCAGAAGATGAGCCGATGCCGGACAAGGCGAAGCGGATGCCGACTGCTCCGGCTCATCTTGATAAGTTGGCAAAGCGAGAATGGGTAAGGACCGGCAAGCAGTTGTTTGACCTCGGGCTCTTGACCAAGTTGGACCTGCCGGCGTTCGAGCAGTATTGCGAGGCATACGCTACTTGGAAGAAAGCGATTGAAGCGGTGCAGGTTGATAATATTCTGCTCAAGTCGGCAACGGGTGGGATGTACATGAATCCTGCCTTGCATGTGGCCAGCCAAGCAGCCAAGCAAATGAAGGTATTACTCGTGGAGTTTGGCATGACTCCTGCTGCTAGAACTAAGTTGACGGTAGAGCCGAAGAAGAAAAAGGAGGACTTGTGGGGCTGAACAAGGTACTAGCCAAGAAGATGCTTGCACAGATCCAAAGCCTGAAGCACACCAAGGGCGAGTGGGCGGGTAAGCCGTTTGTTCTCGAGCCGTGGCAGAGGGATGAAGTATTCGTGCCACTGTTGGCGACGACTAACGGCGATGGGCTGAGGCAGTACCGGACGGCTTATGTAGAGATACCTCGCAAGAATGGCAAGAGCGAGATGGCTGCTGCGCTGGCGTTGTATCTGCTTGTGGCCGATGGTGAGCCAGGGGCTGAGATATACTCGGCTGCTGCTGGCAGAGATCAGGCAACACTGGTATTCAACGTGGCGGCTCAAATGGTGAGGCAAGATCCACTCCTGAATAAGCGGCTCAAGATTATAGATTCCCAGAAGCGTATTATCTATCCCAAGACATCCTCATTCTATCGGGCGGTCTGCTCCGAGGTTGCTGGACTTCATGGTCTTAATGCAAGTGGCATCATATTTGATGAGTTGCACGTCCAGCCTAATAGAGAGTTGTGGGATGTGCTGGCAACCTCGACCGGCGCAAGGCGGCAACCGTTGACGTTTGCCATTACGACGGCAGGGTATGATCGGAACTCAATCTGCTGGGAGTTGCATGATTATGCTTTGAAGGTTCGTGATGGGATTCTTGATGACCCGACTTTCCTGCCGGTGATATACGCAGCGCCGGAGGATGCTGATTGGACAGACCCGAAAGTGTGGGCGGCTGCTAATCCGAATCTAGGGGTGTGCCTGAAGGAAGAATACTTGCAGCAGGAATGTGCTAAGGCACAGGAGACTCCAGCCTATGAGAATACCTTCAGGCGCTTGCATCTCAACCAATGGACTGAGCAGGAAACGCGATGGATGGCAATGGAGAAGTGGGATGCTTGCGAGGTGTTGATTGATCCGGCGCACCTGAAAGGCAAGCAATGCTATGCAGGGCTGGACCTTGCGAGTACGACTGATATCGCCGCGTTTGTCTTGGTGTTTCCCCCGCAGGATGGGCTGGACGAATATGCTGTGCTGCCATTCTTCTTTGTGCCTGAAGAGGGGATGAGGGCGAGGGTGAAACGGGATAGGGTGCCTTACGATGTATGGCACAAGCAAGGATTCATCTTTGCCACTCCAGGGGAAACGATAGATTACGACTTCATCAATAACCAGATTCAAGAGGCTCGGAAGAAGTATGTATTCAAGGAGATTGAATACGATCAGTGGAATGCAGAGATGCTCATGCAACGCTTGGAGAAGCGAGGCTTCAAGGGCATCAAGAATAACCAACAGTTCGGACAGATAGCCGTACCGACTAAAGAGTTGATGACTCTTGTGCTGAAACGTGAGATTGCTCATGGTGGCAATCCGGTATTGCGGTGGATGGCATCGAATCTAGTGGTGAAGCAGAATCCGGATGGCAACGTGAAGCCGGATAAGTCTAAGAGCACTGAGAAGATTGACGGCATGGTGGCGCTCATCATGGGGCTTGATCGGGCGATACGGCATAGGCGGTCAGCGCCTATGAGGATGGAGTGGGTATGAGCGGCTTAACCGAATTTATATATAATTACTTCAGGGAGATATTTGAAGTGGATACTTCAGTTTTTATATTGGGCGCAGGAAGTGAAATCAATGAAGGATATCAACCAGAGAATAGCAATCTTGACCCGGAGAATCCTCCACGCGGGGGAAAGGCGTAACCATGTACCTATCAGAGTTACCAGGGTGGGTGAGTTTGTTTCGTGAGTGGATTCAGTTCGGCGCGGTGATAGTAATCATGCTGGCCGTGGTGGATATATTGAAACTACTGAAAGATAAGAAGTGATAATAAGTTGACGCTGTAAAGTGCTGTGATGTATGGATTCGTGAAGCGGGGAAAGGTGGAGTGCAGCAACGTAACTAAACTAAAGGAGAGAGAACATGGTAGCGAAATCAACAACAGTAGCAATAGTTATCCCTGAGTTGAAGAAGAGGATTATCAAGGTTCCGATACTTGGCATGAGTGATCTCATAGTAGACAGATTCACATGGGAGAAGCAGCAGGAGATATTAGACAAGCAAACAGGAGCACCATCACAACCAAAGAAACCGAAAGACCCGATTGCTGATGTTGTCAATGCGCTGTACTTCATTGATGATGCAATAGACAGGGAGCCTATCATTGCCAAGATGAAAAAGGATGGAGTGAAGCCAAGAGATGAAATATCAAAGTATTTCAAAAAGATAGATATTGGCTTTCCTGCTATCGGCTTCAAGAAGTGTATTGTCAATGCTTGTCGCATTATTGGAGACAAGAAGAATCTGCCCATGACATTGGTGCGTAATATCATCCATGTATTTGGAGATGCTGGCCCTGTTGTCAAGGTATCCTACAAGAAGTTATGGTTTAGGCAGGACAACGTTAGGCTGCAAGGCACAACGGCTGATATTAGGCACAGGCCATGTCTCGAAGGCTGGAGCGCAACGCTAACGGTTCAATTGAACTTGACGCTCCTTCCATTGGAGCAAGCCTACAATCTTATCAATCATGCAGGCTCGGGGGATGGTGTTGGCAATTGGCGTCCTGAAAAGAATGGAGTTAATGGGTTATTTGAATTAAAGAAGAAATGAAAGAAGTTGACGAGGTGATGCCTAGTTGCGTGTAGTGAGGCATGGCTTTGCCGGGTCCAGTGACGCAATGTATCGCATGAAAACAAAGGAGGAATAAATGAAAGGCAGAGAGAGAAAGGTAAGGGCATCAGTAAGGGCAGACTTTACAGATGATAGGGCTGAGGTTTATCAGGTATGCCTAAGCGAGATTGAGAAGAAGCACGGATATGTCAAGCCTGAGATAATAGTTGAGGAGGCAAAATCAAAGAAGTCACCATTACATGAGTACTTTGAATGGGACGACTCAAGGGCATCAGCGTTGTATCGGCTAACTCAGGCGCGTTATTTGATTCGGCATATTGTTGTTATTGTCGAGGACAAGGAACCTATTCGGCAGTATCACAATGTCAAGTTAATTGAGCAGCCTGACAAGCAAGGGTATGTCAGCGTTGAGCAAGTCAAGACAAATGATGAGTATGCTTCTCAGGTGATTGAGAAAGCAAGGATGGAGTTGATCGGCTGGAGGAAGCGCTACAAGGCATACGAGAAAGAGTTCGGCCTTGTATTCGATGCTATTGATTCTGTACAGGTACAACAAAGCGCAGCATTCGTAGGAGCATAAGCGGGGGCAACAATGAGCAGCAGCCGAGATTGTAGGTTCTGTGGCCGGCAAGGTAGGGTAGACGGTGGGCGCTATCGCAAGGGTAACGGCGATAAGGTCTATGTGCGCTACCGCGTTTGCTCTACCTGCCGGATACGGTGGGCGACAAAAGAGGTAGAGTATATTCCACAGTCTGCCTTGAAGCCCGATGGGTAACCGTTCAAGTATTTGAACAACGTACCTTTTATGGTTCAAGTATTTGAACAACGCCACAAAAGGTACTTGACATCCTCAGTTACCTGCTACCCTTCAGGGTATGCAGATACTCAAGCGTATCAAGCGTTTATGGGAATCTTCAGCCGAGCCTGCCGAATTGGAGCAGCGTAGCCATCCATCGTTTCCAGATCCAGGACTTGACAAGTTCTTTGGCTCTGGCTCTGATTCAGTCACCGGCATCAATGTCGATGCGAACAAGGCGCTAACCTATCCGGCTGTGTGGGCTGCCGTCAAGGTGATGTCTGATACCATTGCCAGCCTACCGCTATTCCTGTTCAGGCGTGACGCCAACGGCCAGGACAAGCACAAGGCCACAAGCCATCCACTCTTCAGGCTTCTCCACGATCAGCCTAATCCTATGATGACTTCCTACCAGTGGCGCAATGTAATGATGCTCCACGCGTTGCTGCGCGGCAATGGTATCTCAGAGATTATCAGAGACGGTAACGGGCAGGTTGCAGAACTGTGGCCGTGGAATCCTGATAATGTCAGGATTGAAAGCAAGGGGTTTAATCTAACCTATTGGTTCACGGTTGAGGGGCAAGGGGAAGTCCCGCTTCCCCCCGAGCGTGTGCTTCATCTCACCGGACTATCTCAGAGCGGCTTGGTTGGAATGTCTACCCTAACGGCCCTACAAGAGACTGTGGCTCTTGGGCTGGCTGCTGAGGAGATGGGGGGCAGTCTGTTCGGGAATGGAGCCAGGATATCAGGGCTGATTACTCCAGAGAATGATCTGGATGAAGACGCAATGAACGCGCTTAGAGAATCATTCAATGAGAAGTACGCCGGCGCAGGGAACAAGGCGCGTGTTGCAATATCTCCGAAGGCTGCCAAGTTTGAGAAGTTCACCATTGACCCCGACGAAGCGCAGTTTAACGAAACACGGAAACTTCAAGTCACCGAAGCGGCAAGGACATTCAATGTCCAGCCGGATAAGATCGGAGACCTGGAACGCGCTACGTTCTCCAACGTGGAGCAGCAAGCAATCAACTTTGTCGTCTACACGCTCAGGCCGTGGCTTGTGAACTTTGAGCAGTTGATGAACAAGGACTTAATCGTCAAGGCAGAGAAGCCGGATCTATTCTTTGAGTTCAGCGTGAATGCTCTATTGCGCGGTGACGTGGCGACACGGTTTGCCTCTTATCGCACTGCGCTTGAAACTGGGGTATTCAAGCTAAATGAAATTCGAGCCTTTGAGAATGTGAATAGTGTTGAGGGTGGCGATGTTAACTATCGGCCCATGAACCTCACTCCAGTCAACGGAGAAGAGGCGCAGGTTGAGCCGGAACCGAATACACCTCCACCTTCTGCGGATGGCGATGAGGGTGAAGACGATGACAGAACAGTTATACCTGAATCCATAGAGAAACGGATTAAAGGAAATGGAAAAGCGATTAGTGGAGTTTCGTAGAGATTACCCGCTTACTGAGTTAAGGGCTGATGGAGAAGATGAAAGCCGATCAGTATCAGGATATGCTGCCGTCTTCAATTCCTTATCGGTGCCGATCATGGGGATGTTCACAGAAAAGATCAAGCGGGGTGCGTTCAAGAAAACACTACAGGAAGCCGACATAAGATCGCTGTGGAACCATGACACATCCAAGCCATTAGGCAGAACCGGCAATGATACATTGACCCTCAAGGAAGATAGGCACGGGCTTCGTTTCGACCTTGACCTGCCGGATACTACTTGGGGCCGTGATGCCCATGAGTCTATCAAGCGCCAAGATGTTACTGGTATGAGTTTCAGGTTTGAGGTTATTGAGGATTCATGGAAGCGTAATAAGGATGGAAGCGAGGAGCGCACTATCATTGAGGCGAGTTTGTCAGAGGTTTCGCCGGTAACGTTTCCAGCCTACGAAGCAACCGAAGTAGAAGCAAGGTCAGTAGTCGAAAAGAGAACTATTGATATTGATGAACTTGAGCAACAGGAAGCGCATGAAGATACCACTTCGCCGCCGGACCCTGAAGTTGAGGGAAACCACGACGAAGCCGGACTTATAGAGCGGAACGTTGTTCTCGCACGTTGGCAGTATAGGGAACGTGCAATACGACTAGCATTGACAGGAGGTGTCTAAGATGGACACACAAGAGTTACGAAGTAAACGAGCAGCATTGATCGAACAGGCTCGGGTTCTCAACGATTTGGCTCACAAGGAAGATCGTGATTTCACGGCTGAAGAAACTGAGAACTATGAGAAGTTGATGGCCGATGCAGAGAAACTCCATGAGCGAATCGAGCGTGATGAGGAGTTGTCGAGGATTGAGGATCGGTCACGGCAGCCTCAAACTGCTGCGCTCCAGCCACCGGCAGAGCCGGATGGAAAGCCGGTGGAGCGCAGAGCAACGCAAGAGTACCGGGGGGCGTTTGACAGCTGGATGCGTAACCAGCAAGCAATTGTGGGCGCTGGAGAATGTCGAGCACTTCAGGCTGACATTGATACTGCTGGCGGGTATCTGTTGCCGCCTCAGCAGTTTGTCAATACGCTAATCCAGGCGGTTGATGATCTGGTATTCATGCGTCAACCTGGATGGGCAACGATTCAGCAGGTTCCTAATGCTGAGAGCCTTGGAGCGCCGTCACTTGACAATGATCCGGCAGACCCGACGTGGACTGCTGAGATTGCAATCGGCGCAGAAGATTCAACGATGGACTTTGGGAAGCGGGAGTTGATACCACATCCGCTAGCACAGTTTATCAAGGTTTCTAACACGCTGCTGCGTAAGGCTCCAAACGCTGAGGGCATTGTGACAAGTAGGCTGGCTTACAAGATTTCAACCGTAGCCGAGAATGCTTACCTCAATGGGACCGGTGCTAACCAGCCGCTTGGGGTATTCACGGCATCCGCTAACGGAATCTCGACGGGGCGTGATGTGAGCACTGACAATACGACCACTTCCATGACTTTCGACGGGTTGACTAATGTGAAGTATAACCAGAAGGTTCAATACTACCCGCGCCTGAAGTGGATGTTCCATCGGGATGGCGTGAAGCAGATTGCGAAACTGAAGGACGGCGAAGGGCAGTACATCTGGAGGCAGAGCGTTGTTACCGGCGAGCCGGATACCATACTTGGCTTTCCAGTCTTTATGTCCGAGTTTGCGCCGAACACCTTTACCACCGGCCTGTATGTTGGCATTCTTGGAGACTTCAGTTTCTACTGGATTGCCGACGCGCTGAACGTTGCGATCCAAAAGCTGGTCGAGTTGTATGCTGCAACGAATCAGGTGGGATTTATCAGCCGACTTGAGAGCGATGGAATGCCTGTGCTGGAAGAGGCTTTCACTCGCGTCAAGTTGGGTTAAGGAGAAAAGACAATGAACTTGAGTTCAAACGCAAAGTTAACGAAGGTCAAGGACCACAGCACAGCGGCTACATCGGCTGTCAATTCGGATGAAGTGAACATGGATGGATGGGATGGCGTTCTATTCCTTACTTCATTCGGGACTGCTGCTGCTGACAACACTATCAACGCGGCGCAGTCGAGCGTGTCGGGTGGAACGTTCCTTGATCTGGCTGACACGGAAGTTTCAAGCGGTACGTCCGACGAGGATGTATGGCTTGACATCTACAAGCCGCTTGACCAGTTTGTCAGGTTAGAGGCAACACGCGGAACGTCCAGTACTCTTGAGAGTGTTTGGGCAATTCAGTATATGTCTCGCAAGGCGATTGTGGATAACACCACGAGCGGAACTATCACCGGCGAACTTCATGTCTCGCCGAGTGAGGGGACTAAGTAGCAAGGAATCAATCGGGGCAGGGGTGAGTTGTAAGCCCCTGCCCTAGACTAAAGGAGTGGCAGGATGAAAGTCGAATTACTGAAGTTGATTCGTGGCTCTGATATCTGCGCTGACAAAGGCGATGTGATTGAGGTTGATGATGAGTCGGGCCGGACCTGGGTGAAGGATGGCATAGCAAAAGAAACTCAAGCGAAGAAGAAGAAAGGAAAGCCTAAATGAAGGTTCGACTGCTAACGCGCATCCGTGGCGAGGGGATGAACTATCATCCTGGGGCTACACCGGACCTGCCTGATAAGATTGCCAACTGCTTGATTGGTGCCGGACTTGCGGTATCGCTGGAGCGAACGGTTGAAACCGAAACGGCAAGCGCAGAGCCGACAGGAGAAACAGCAGCCGTGAAGCACAAGAAGAAGAAATCAAAAGGAGTTGACCATGAAGAATACTAAATGGATCAAGATTGCAGGCGTGTTGTCTTTGGCCTGTATTCTGTGGGTGGGCGTTGCGTTTGCTCAGTTTGCTGCGAAGGTCTACATGGATGGACCGGATAAGCAGGTTGTGGCAAGTGGCGGCGAGGTGGAGGTGCAGTCAGGCGGCACGCTGGATGTGGATGGTACGCTGAACTTCGATACTCGTGAACTTGTGATGGTTCAGTATTCAGCAGACCCGAACGCTACTAGCGCTACCGTTGCTGTGACCGGCTTGGATTCTGGCGACTACCTTATAGCAACGCAGAACACTAACAACGCTACTGGCAATCTACTTCGAGTTGTGCCAGGGACCGGACTTGCTACTCTGTATTGGAGTGCCGATCCGCAAGCAGCGGTCAAGGTTACTGTCCAGACGTGGCAAGATTAGGGGGCTGACATGAAACGCTCATTGATTCTAGTCTCGCTTTTCCTGCTGTTGTGCTCATCGGTACAAGCGCAGACTGTGACCATCACAGAAGTTACGGCAGGCTCCATGAAGTTGATTGCAGTAGCCTGGATATCGGATGCTACTGGTGATGCTGTGGGGACAACGTCTGGTGTCTTCACCGGAAAGATTCAATGGCTTGTGACCGATCCAGGTGCAACTGCCCCAACGGATAACTACGATATCACAATAACAGATTCAAACTCTGTTGATGTGCTTGCTGCTGCTGGCGCGAATCGGGATACGGCTAATACTGAGTATGTGGCATCGGCAAGTCTTGGTGCAGTGGTGTT